CGATAGCCCCAGTGGTGACCAAGGTACATTGCCCAGTTAAGTGAGTAACGGTTTAAACGTGGACCGTGTACTTCAAATTCTTCGTCAGCTAATTCCACCAAACCCAGTGGAGAAATAGAGATGGTTAAATCGCTGGATGCGGCTCTATACGATGGTGGAGAAAAATCAAGATATGACATTACTTATCTTTCTTCTTATCTTTCTTAGAGTCTTTTTTCTTATCGGCAACTGTAGCATTCTTTTTCTTAACATCGCGGATATGCTTCTTCTTCTGCATTTCTAATTTGCGAGTTTGTTCAGTTGTTTCAATAAATCTTCCGCCTGATTGGATGTAGCGCTCATGAACCCAGTGACTTGCTCCAGGATTAGGGTAGTTAGAATACTTTGCCTTTGCCTGAGCAACAATCATCAAATAAAGTTTTTCATTTGCTGGTTTACTTGCCATTACATCTCCTCCTGATAACCCGATAGCCCCCACATTACTGTGGGGGCATACCGATGTCTGTTTAAATTAGTCGTTTACGACTGTTGCAGATTGACGCTGTGAGCGTCCACCTGAGCGAACAACTGTCTCAATTACTTGAGCTGCATAGTCATTATTTGTTCCGTGTGCAAACTCGCCAAGGAATGTTGGTGCTTCTACCCATGAGGCAGAACCAACGTGTGCTCGCTCTGCAAGAGTTTCTGCAGCTGGCTTCTCAAAGACGTTTGCATTGTGGTTAGGACGACCTGGTGCAGGAACATATCCCTGCATCATGCCCTTCTGAAAATCATTTGGTACATCTGTATCTGTTGCAATACCTTCTTCAAAACGAAGTGGTCCGCGACGTGTTGCATTGCCTGCTTCCTTTAGCTCGTACACATGTGGTGCACGCTCTGGAAACTGTGGTGCTGGGGAAATTCCCATAGTAAGACTCCTTAAGGTTGTAGATGGAAGGCCATTCCAGGTAATAGTTTCCCGCTTTTTAAAGGGCCTGTGTGGTTAACCGAAGAAAGGATTTGAAGAAGCAACAACTTCTGGCATTACTAAATCTTGAGTTAAAGAACAAGCAATAGACAAAGAGTCCACAAAGTCATCGTGGGCATAGTTTTCGTCAGGGGCCGCAACCATAAAGTTAGGTCCTTTGAACTGAACTTCGGCATCAGTCATCTGCTGATAAAAGCGTTTCCAGGTACGTAATCGTCGTGTCTTGGCATGAGCAGGCCAGGAAATCATTTCGCGTTGGATTAATGCTTGTAGATGTTTCCATCGTCTAGATTGCTCACTTGGACTTGAAGTTACTGGCATAACCTCAGCTCTTGGTAACAGAAGCTTTAAACGTTGCGCTACTGCATCTCCAACACCGTTTGCATCTACTCCAACTGCAAGTACGTCATAGTTCTCTAAGAAGTTAACGATTTGGAAATACTGCTCTTCCCAGTCATCGCCCTGTAGTTCTAACCAGTTAAGGATACGGTGGTCAAAATAACCAAACTCATCTGGTCTATCCCAGTCAACCCAAACAACTGTAACAACAGTTGAGTCAGTCTTACGTGCAGGGTCAATACCAACAACACAAGGAGTCTTATGCCAAGACTTAACTAACTCCTGCGAAGTATCTCCAAGCTCATCCATCTTAGATGAGGTAATGAACATTCCTCGTTCAAGTAGCCACTTGCAGTTGTATGACATCTGGAACTCATCAGAGTCTTCACCAATACGCAACATCTCTTTTTTAATTGAGCGTTCGTAATTCTTGTTGTACTTAATAACTTCTTTCCAGTCCCACTGGTAATGGTTCTGCCTATTACCGCGAGTAGTCTGTCGTCTGCGGTTTAACTGAATAGCTTTGTAAAAGTTGTTCTTACTTGTTGTCGGAGTACCTGTCTTAACCATTGTTCCTGCGTAGTATGCAAGCATTGGAGAGATTGACTTAGATACAACAAAGTCGTCTGCTTCTTGACACTCATCAATGACGATGAGGTGGAAAGACTTAGATTCAATCTTTGCACGTGGGTTAGCTGTCATCATCGTGATGCTGGAACCAGAGTTGGTCAGTTTAATTTGCCGTGTAACGCCACCAACACGTGCGGCCTTATCATCAATTTCAACATCATTTAAAATCTCTAGTGCACGCTCAGAGGTAAGACGGGTTACCGCACGACCAAATAACGTTTCTGCCTGTCCTTCTGTTGGTGCAAATAAACCAACCCACACACCATCTTTGAACTTACCAAGCAGTTCTGGGTACAGCTTTGCTAACCGAGGTAACAAAATCATTAGAGTAACTACAGTGTCAGCAACTGTTTCTGACTTACCTGACTGACGTGCAGCAAGTGCAGTTATCTCTTCAGCGTCATTGATAATCACTGACTCCATAATGCGACGTGCTAAAGGCTTTTGATATGGGTGCAGGTCATGGCCTACTAGGACTTTTAAAAAGTCCATCATCTTGTCAATTAGTTTGTCTACAAATTGTTGAGAGAGCTCATCAAGCTCTTCTTCTTTCTCAAGCTCTATCTGCTCAGGGTCTTCTTCCTGCATATAAAACTCAGGATTAATTTCCTCAAACTTTTGGTCATCAAAATCAATAGGCATTTTTCCTCATTAATTGACTAGACCCACATTGCTGTGGGCCATCGCCAGACCAGGAGAGAGGTGAAGCAGGCAAATAGTAGCACACGCTATGCACGTTTCTTCAGTTCCTTAGCGATTGCATTGAAAACTTCAGTTCCCATTACAACTTCATCAAGAAGATTTTTGTTGTGACTCTTCTGCCATTCTGTAATAAGTTTGCCAATCGTGTACATGGACTGCTCCATCCACAGAATCAAGTCGGGCGTTGATATCTTTGAGACTCGCTTCTCTATCCGAGTCTGGGGCTGTCCATCCTGCTTCTTCCGTAAAATCATCGTATGTTACTTCCCGTGTGTTGAGTGCCGATTTAAGTGCGTCTTCTTCAGTTTTAAAGCCAGTCCACTTGCCGAAGGCTAGTGCTTTGTACTTAGGTAATCTTACTAAAAAGGGTTCAGAAGTTCTAAACGGTTCTTCTATTTCTTGAGTCCATCCACGAACAACAAACTTCTTTCCCCAGATAACAGGTAAGTCAATTAGTTGTACGAAGTGTTTTGGTCCGATGTTGTGTACCTTTGGCATTTATCTTCCTCTTGGGTTTTTTCCACCTGTAGATGGGTTCTTACCGCGTTTGCTTTGAGCAATTGTTTTGTACATAGTTTTAGTTTGTCCTGGAACTTTTCCTTTTACGGCAACTTGAGCACCACGACTATAGCGGTAGAACGCTTGCTGTGCCTTCTTAGACAGGCTTGAAACATCTGCTGGACCACGAGGCTTGAAGTCAAGCATACGAGCAATAATAGCTCCCTTAGAGCGGTTGGCTTTAAACGCAGCCCACTCACCGCCTGTTACTTCGTAGTAGTTGTAGAAAGTTCCATCACGGAAAATAACTGTAAGTTTCTCTTCTTCTTCATCGTAACCAGCAGCAACTGTTCTTGGGCGTTCTGGATTGGTAGTAGATGTTGGAACTACCGTAATATCAGCTGGAGATGTATCTTCCATCTCATCTGGTTGGAAACCAGGTATTTGCCAATTAGAAGCGTTGTCTAATTGGTCTGCGTTCATATTTTGATTAAAGTCAATAATCTCGTAGAAACTACGTCCAGGAGCAAGCCCATCGGCTGTTTGGTACTTTTCACCAGCCCAGTTACCGTAATTAGTAGGGTTGTAATAATCCATTGACTGACTATCATCAAACATGATGTCAGAAATTCTGTTGAAAGAACCTTTAGAAGATGCGGTTACTCCGCCTTGAAAATCATCACCGAAAATATCTCGGCCTATTGCATTCATCATTTCCTGAGCAGACGGAGCAGCCCTCCGAGAAGAGCTGCTACCGCCTGTAGGACGTACCATATTAATTACTTACTTATGCCCAAGGTGTGATTGTTACTGCTGCACCGACTGCAGTTGTTGCAGCGCCGCCAGCAATTGACTGAGACTTGATAGTTCCAGCTGCACCTGTAAGAGCTGTTCCAGGTGTGATTGCGCCAGTGTTGGCAACAGTCCATCCTGAACCTGCAATGACAAGTGTGCTTCCTGAACCACCAGTTACAGACCATGTACCAACAAGTGCTGTTGGGATACCTGTACCTGCAGCGATTGTGACCTTAGTTCCTACAGGCCATGTAGTTGTTCCACCAGCAACAGTTACAGTTGCTGCAGTTGTTGTTGTTACGTTAATACCAGTTGGCTGTGTAGCAGTGTTTGTTGCACCTGCTGCAGTTGTAACTGTAAGACCTGAGTCCTTCATAACGTCATCAGCATTTGCTGTTGTAAAACCAAGAACTGAAAGGACCTTTACGTAGTCAGTTGAACCTGCTACATCAGAACCTGCTGTGTTTGGTGTGTACTGTGGAAATCCATTCCAACCTGATTCTAGGTTGATGTGGTCTCCAAGTGCTAAGTTCAAACGTGTTGTGCGAGAATCGTTTGGTTGTGGAGCAAAGTTGCCCCATACAAAATCAATTGCGATTTCTCCTGCGGAGTCTAATTGAGCTCCTGCGTTATTTACTGCCATGATATCTACTTTCTCTAGAGAGGTTTGTAATTTCCCCATGCGCTTAGGGGAACCTTAAAGATAGTATCCAAGACTATTGTCGTAATGTCAGCGTTTATTCCTCACAGATGTGGTCATCAAGGTCTTCTTGAATTAAGATGACTTCACAATGACGGCATTTAAAGAATCTAATGTCATCTAATCCAACGTGCAAAGAGTCTGAGTGACTAGGGTCAACTGTCATTTCTGGTTCAGCTAAAACTTCTGGGGGGAAGGGCCCTCTAGGGCTATGTACTACTGAAGGTATTGCGTGACCTTGTACCGCAAATTTGCGAATGACAGGCATTATTCTTCAGGTGTAGTTGGTTCTTCTTCAACGACAGGCTCTTCAACAACTGGAGTCTCTTCAACTACAGCCTTTGAAGTCTTCTTAGATGACTTTGGTGCCAAAGTCTCAAATGCATCAGATTGTTCTTGAACCATTTCATCAGAACTCTTTAACAAACCAGCAAGTCTGCGTTCGTGAAGAAACCTTGGCAAGTGCATGTGACAGTAAGGGACTGTTTGAGAAGGTGTAATCTCATAAATCCAATCTGACTTATTCTGGCAGTTAACGCATAGTGTCATTTTCTACTCCTTAGTTAGCAATCCCACTTACGAAGTGAGAGGGCCTTTCTTGTTGGTCTTCCTTTTTCGTCCTTCATAGGACCAGGCATACCGCCCATCCTAGCGCAGAAAGATTTACGACGTGCTGCAGACTTCGGAGATTTCTTTGCTTGGTCTGCTGATACTGGTGGCTTTAGATTATGCCCTTGTGCTTTTGCAGAAGCTCTACCTTTAGCATTTAATCCGCCTTCAGGGTTCTTACCCTCTTTGCGAGTCCATGCAGGAGTTGACTTCTTAGCGTGAGCCTTTTTCTTTGTAGCCATTACTTACCCTGTTCTCCACATTTTTCCTGGGGTACCACCTGTTTTAATATTATCAACTCTTCTGTTTGCTTTCTCAACCTCAGCATTTGAAGTTTTAGGATTTCCCTGACTTTGTAAAAATCTTTTTACTTGTGGGTGTAGGTCCCCTGCCTGCTCTTTAGTAATATACCCGCTTCTAGCGGCAGCTACTACGTCTCCAGGGTTTGGAAGATGACCTTTATGAAAGTCTTTGTTATTACGTGGCATTTACTTCTTCTTAAGACCAACAATGCGACCAGTTGTTTTATCACGAGTCACTGTTGGCTGTCCTTTAGTAGGGGCTACCTTCTTTGCAGTTGCCTTCTTAGCTGGCGCAACATCAGGTGTTGTTTCTTTAAGAGAAACCATACGCCCATTAGGTGCACGCTTTACTGTTGGCTTTGGTCCTTCAGTTGCTGCAGGCGCTGGAGCAGGTGTAGCTGTGCGAGTTACTGGTGTAACGTGAATCATCTTTTTTGCTTGGCTTGGAGCAACAGTTGGTGGTGGATTAGTTGGTCCAGGTGCATCTGGCATCTTTAAAGTAAACTTTGCTGTAACTCCATTACCAGAAAATTCAGCTGGTTTTCCGCCTTGACCAGCTGCAGCAATACGATTAATTAATTCGCCAGCGTGCCTGTGAGCAACTCCAGCTTCGTTTATTGTGTTATTAGAAGTGTTGTTTGATTCTGTAATTCTTAGTTTAGATTCTGTACGCAACTTGTCTGTTGATAAGTGGTGGTCAACAGCTCTCTTTTGTAAATCGTTGTGATGGTCAAGAATAGTCTTCTTAATTACGTGACGGTTAGTTGCTGCATTTTCTTTAAGTCTTTGCCCATGCTCTTGTGCAGATAGTGCAGATGTTTGACCGTGTTCTTGTGCAGATAACGCAGAGTTAATCCCACCTACGTGAGAAGCGTAATCTTTTCCTAGTTCGTTACCGTAGTGAGCAGCTTCTAAGCCCATCTGATGTGACAACACCATTTGGCTTGTACTGGTTGCACGAGCAGATATATTGTTAAGTAAGTTGCTTGGCCCAGATAGGTTAACGGGCTTGTTGTATCTGCTTAGGTCCATGTGCTAATAGTCCCTTACTTTTTGTCTTCTGTTTGGTTATTCATTAAGCAATTTTCAATACTGATAAGACGCTCACTCAGGTCATCAAAGGCATCCATTATCAACACTTGATTTTCGTATAACCTGTCTACACGGTCTTTTACAGTTGTAAAACCACCGTTCTGGCTTAATTCGCCATCCATGTTGTTAAGGCGTTCCATCACACCTGAAACACGGTCACGACCTGGGGCTTCTTCTTCGCCTTCCCAATCGCGCATGAACCGCTCTGCCCATTGAGCCCAACGTTTTACTCGTTTGTATATTGGACTCAAGAGCACCCCCACGCTAATGAGAGCACCAGCGACAATGCCTAAAGTCATAAAAGTATTTGTCACTGGTGCTACTCCTCTAAATTACTTTGAGCCGAAGCCGTATGATGGGTCTTTTGGGTTTACAAACTTTGCTGCTGGACCGAGAAGACCTGCAATGAAAGCGTT